CCCGTTAGGGGCCAAGGTGTATCACTTCATCCCGTTGAGACGGGTGTAGAGGTACTCGTGGAAGTCGTAGGACTTCTCAGAGAACTTCATGGCAAACAAGAGAAGGGCACCAGTGCCGACACGGACACGGGAGCCAACGTTTGCCCAGTCAATCTTCTGCACCCAGGTGATGAAATCATCAACCGGGGGATAAGAAGGAGACTTTGCTTCTTTAGAAGGAAGGGCGATCATAATGAATTATGAAACTACAAAAGTGAAAAAAGCGCCCGATAGGGCGCATAGGCTGTTACCGAGATAACCCACGCCTTAGAGCATGGGTTTCCTCGTATTCCTCAAGAGCAGCCATCTGCTTGTAATAAGCGCGGCGTGCTCGTTCCTCGGCAAGCTCCTGATATTCAGGTGTGCCGGGACAATCGTGAGGATCTAATGGTAAAGATGACATGAGATTATGTCGAAGGACATAGAGAACAAAAGCGCCCGCATAGGGCGCAAGGGTCATTCAGCCGCTTCTTTTGCGGCTTCAGGAAGCAGACCGTGCTCCGTTTGGAGCTGGACAATGCGTTGCCTGATTCGGTCAGCCGAGTACTCATATGATTCCAATTTCTTTTCGAGACGGGAGATCTGTCTCTCGGCGGAAGTCTGTTGAAGTTTCTGATATTCGCTATCGGAGATAACATACACATCAGAACCGAACGGTAGGTTCAGCATGGAGTTAATCAAAGTAGTGTGCATCCTGCTTATTTCTGTATTGGGACCTTATTAATTTAAGGCCCCTATATGTCAAACAGTCGAGGTAGCCCGTACCTCTTTGGTTGTAATGTCCGCCACCATAGCGTCGTACATCTCTTGTCCAAAGGTACGGATAATCTTCTTAGCTAAGTCATCGCCAGATACAACAGATACGTCGTTGTAGATCACTTGGCGAAGATAAGACAAAGCCTCACGGTGTGTCATGTTTTCCACAACCGCAGCGGCGTATTCTTCACGTAGCCTCATTAAAGATTTACCGTCAAGTACATTCATCATTGATACCTCCCATTACCACTTCTGTTTCGGATGAAACCGTAAGTAAGTACTGTCGCGGTAGCCAACAGTCCTACCATTCCCATGGTAGCCAGGATGATGGTTTGAGAATCGAAAGTAATCATGGTTTGTTAGTAATCATTAACCAGAGAATGTATAAACCTTCCCTGGCGTTATTGAGTAAATCGCGCATCAACCTTGGGTCTCACCCAGGTGTTGATTCTGGTCACGCATCTTTTCGCGGCTCTGCTTAAGCAGTGCAGCTCCAATGCGTTGAGCAGCGCGGATTTCAACGTTAGTCATTTCAATGATATATAGAACATAAGAAAACAAACCGCCCGTTAGGGCGGAGGGTGTCACCTACCACAGATGACATACTCCGGGGGAGCACTGTCAATCCAGGTACTGGTGACGTACCGGACAAGTTCCGGTTTGGTGAAGTACTCACCATGAGTGACGAATTCGCCACTCTTGAGCTCTTCACGTAACTCGTACGTGCGTGATTCGTCCAGGGACTTGACCCAGAACAGCACGTTCTCAGACACAGGCATATATCTTATGCAAACAACAAATGCAAATAAAGGCCCCGTTAGGGGCCAGAGTGTTCAGAAGCGACCTAAGGCAGTACGCAACCTGGAACCAGGGAGCTCTTTGCACTTAGCAATCGCTTCGTCGAGGTTGTGCGTGATTAGGATTGTCATCCCAGCCACAACAACTTCGACAGGTACGAAAGTAGTCATAGGAATATGACGAAAGAACACATATAAAAAAACCGTCCGTTAGGACGGGGGGTTACTCAATGTGAATACAGCGTTTATAGATATCCTCAGCCTCGTGCTCTTTTATGTAGCCGTCCTCCACTGATTCCATCAGTACGTCGGCAAGTTCGTCACACACTGACCAAGTTATTAGCTCAGCGTGTGTTTCAGCAGGAGGGAGGATCAACAGTAGTGTGAGTATCGTCTTAATCATTTCTTAATGAGCCTTATACGTCCTCGTCAAAGATGTTGCCGAAAGTATTAGCGGCAGTACCAGTGACAATCGGGGCAGCCATATAGGACAGGAGACCTCCTGCCAGCCTTGCCCGTTGTCCAAAGTTGGCACGTTGTCCCGACGCCTCCATGATTGCCAGAGCGTTCTTAGTAGCAAGACCCTCGTCAATCAGCGTGGGAGCAGTCAGTGCAATCGAACCAAGGATTGCTTCGTCCAAGTCGTCGTCACCGGGGGTGAGGGCAGCGGCAACCGCAGGGGTGAGGCCGCCGGCCATGGCGAGGGCGAGAGCAGCCTTAGGGTTCGCCTGACTGAAGTCGCGGATACGTCTAATAGCGTCGCCAACCTTTGTGTTGGTCGTTAAAGTATGTCCCAACTCATGGGCAAAATATGCCTCATCAGCATTGGGGTTAGTGACAACGGTGGCGGGAAGTCTCTCACCGTGGAGGATGTCAAGCTTACCGTCCGCACCTTTACTGTAGTCACTGATATTCGATGCATAGTGCATCGGATTAATCAGTTGGACAGCCTGTTTCATTGCTGCAGGGTCACCCTGAGCAGCTTCGAAAGCATCAGCGATTTGCTGTCCGGTAGGGGCTACGTTCTGTTTAATAGCAATCTTGACAGGTGCTTTATCACCTGCAAGGTCCTTAGAGCGTTTAGCGAAAGCCTCAACAAGAGCCTTCCCCCGCTTACCAGCAGCACGTTCTACCGGTTGTGCTCTCATTAGGTCACGAGTGGCAGCACCGCTAATGGCAGTCTGTCCGAGCAATGAAGTAATTAAAGGAAGCACTGTTATTTACACATAGGCAGTATGTCTATTGTAGTTAGAAACGAAAAAAGCCCCTTACCGTTAGGTAAGGAGCGAAGGCTCAAGTCAAGCAGGAGCTGCTTCAGCCTTAGGAGTAACATCCACAGGCTCAGACTTCTTGTCCGAAGCTTGAGCGACGGGGATTAACGGAAGCTTCTTAGCTTTCCGATCACCGGCGTAGATTAAGCCACCGGAAAGTGCAGCTGCACCCAGTATCTGGGCAGGCATAGCTGTCACAAGCAGTGCAGTACCAGCAACGCCAGTACCAGCTGCAACCAGGACGCCTGCAGTCGTCAAGAAGTTCTTGTCGAGCAGACCGTCCGACCCGGCGGCTAAGCCAGAGTCATTTGCCTCCTCAGTGAGGATGGCATTGGTTCCGAAATCGAATTCCATAGGATCGATGAGATGTAGGACAAAAAGGAAAAAAGGACCCGATAGGGTCCGAAGCCTTAGGCAACCCAAGCCCACTCTTGGGTCTGAGGCAGTGCCCATTCAGGGACAGTCTCCTCAGCCACCACAGTGACTAGGTTGTCCGAGCTCAGGAGCATGCGCTCCAGATACTCGACGTAGGCAGACAGGAATGATTCACCCATTATTGGCAACTCATAAAGAACAAACGTGAAAAAACCCCGCGTTAGCGGGGAAAGGTTCAACGGAACCAGAGAGTATCGTTCTGGTCATCATTGACACCGTACATGCCATTCTTGGCACGGAACCAAGTACCAACTTCACGAGTTCCATCTTCATGGAACATTTCAGCGTAAGTTGGATTATCGGAATTATCCTTCCAAAGAATGACAGTTACAGTGAATTGACGACCGTCCCTGAAAAGGGTGACGTCATTCACGTTATGACCATTAGCATTAATGCGAGTATGGACATCGCAAGTGAAAGGAGTAATGCGATCACCAGTTCTGGCAATCTGCAAAGCACATTCGCTAGGAGCTGCTTGTGCTACACCTCCGAAGAGTGAAGTAGCAACAAGAGCAGAAGCGAGAAGTGACTTGAACATGTGAATTAGAAACTAAGAACACATGAGAAAAGACCCCGCGTTAGCGGGGAGGTAGTCAGACCTTGTCGAACCCGTAAGACTGGTACTTGGAGTACAGCTTACGAAGGTCCTTGACGTCGTTAGCGGGAAGCACCTTCACCTTCGGGGAAGTCCGAAGAGCGAAGTGCGTCTCACCGTCTTGGCAAAAGTGCCAAGTGGAAACACGACCGTCAGTGGTCTTAGTCAGAGATGACAGAACTTTCATTTGAAACGAAGTGAATAACATGAAAAATGAGATCTCTCGTTAGAGAGAAGGACAAGCAACCACTTGCGAGAAACACCTAAAGTGCAAACAAGCAAGCGGAAGAAATCCGTGCGTGGTTGGGGCTCCCCGAAGGGAGCAAGCGATTAATCGCAGTGAGCGACACGCCAGTCGAAACGTGACCGCATGGGGTCAAACGTACGCTGGTATTCGTGTGCGCGATACACACAAGTGCGATAATCCGCAGGTGGATAAGTAAGAACCTTACGCTCACCTGTGCGCATATCAGTACGCATTACACAGAACAGCTCACAGCGTTCTGGAGAGACAATAGAAGCAAACATAGTTAGCCTATATAAATAACAAAAGTGAAAAAACCTCGCGTTAGCGAGGAAGTGTGGCTCAGATGCCACGTCCAGCAGTTGAACCCCAGCGAATGGGGCCACCCTTAGCGTTAAGGGATGAAGCAGCTGGAACAGACTTAGTTGAAGTAGTCACTTATGTGTGATCAAAGAACACAAGTGAAAAGACCCCTCGTTAGAGGGGAGTTAATGCTCAAAAGGGACAACAGTCCCACATCCTGCGGAACGCAGCAGTACGGCGAACATTCCAGCCTTGGTCTTCGAACCAAGCCAGAATGGAGTTGAGTTCCGCGTAGGTCCTAATGACCTTGCGCTCAAGTCCGCCAGACTTGTGCTGGTTACCGAAGTACCGGTGGAACCGAATGTACTGGCCATCGTCAGTGACGAGCCACTTCATGGTTCCAGCAGGTGTAACCTTCGAGCAGTAAGCAAGATTAGTCATGTGTGTAATTAACAAAGAACACACAAGAAAAAACCCCGCGTTAGCGGGGAAGGAGAATGCGGAAGCGTACGCTGTAATCAGTCATACGCTGATGCGCTTTTAGAGTGGTAAGCATGAAGTCATAGTCCTCAGACTTGACACCAGCGTTACGCCACTCAGCGCAACCGCCATTCCAATATTGAAGTTGATACATAGTGTGAATTAAGAAGAACACTAGTAGTCACACCACCCGATAGGGTGGGAGTACCCCGAAGTACCCGACGTTAGTCAAGCGTCACCTTAAGTTACGCATCAGTATCAGCGTACGATCTCAACGAGAGATAGACAGCTGAAGTAACTGACGCTTACAGAGTTGAGCGCGAGACGAAAACGAAAGTTACGCAAGAAATATTTACACAAGAAAATAATCTTGAGACTTGTAACTTGAGTTTGCTCGCGTGAAACAAAAGAAACAGTTGAGCAAACTTGCGGAGCAAGTACTTGCGAAACATTTGTGCAAACACTTGTTATGCACTAGTTATTTTTTTTGTTCCACCAACAGTTCGGGTACAGAGGGTATTAAACATGTCAAAAATTTTGTACCATTTTTAGCCCCCTATAGGGCGAACTTTATGGCAGAAAAGCAGGCTGAGTTTTCCACAATTTTAATTTAGTTTTCCACAATCACTACCACTACGTTGTATGGCTGTGTCGGCCTAAATATAACTTTGGAAAGCGCTGCTTTATTCCGGTGCATTTGGAGTCACCGGTGAAAACTACGAAAGCTACGCTAACTACGGTAGTTTTCTATATACCCTATTTTTTATTCACCCCCTATCCCCCTCTATGTATTTTTCTAGGCAGTTTATAGATAAGAACGTAGCTAGCGTAGTTTTGTAGTTTGTAGAATAAGAAAAGGTTTTCCACAAATAGAGATGGCTGAAAAGAAACCCGGCTGGTATAACGTACCTGGCAAAGGTGAAAGGTATTGGACAGGTAGTGAATATCGGTTCATGGGTCCCAGCACTGAGGGAGATGGCCGGGATCGTATCGATGTGCTTGGTTGGCTTGGTGATAAGTTCCGCCGCAGTCAGGAACCATTGAGTCCTGAGCGTCAGGCACGCTCTGAAGCACAGAAACGCTTCAATGCCGGCAACGCAACTGCTGCTGATTTGAAGCTGCTTCGTTCGGGTAAGTCGAAAGGTGGCGGTGGCAGTAGTAATTCTCCCCAGACTCCCCCTAAATCGTCCGGTGGTAGCGAGGTGCGCTTTAAGGGCAAGGTTTATCCGAGCCTTGATGACCCTGCATACAAGAAAGCTCAGGAAGAGGAACTAGAACGTCAGCGCAAACGTGGCGGCGGGTTCAGTGATATCCGTGGTGGCGACGGATATAAGCCCGATGGTGGCGGAGAACGCTTTCCAGATCCACGCCCTTCCGTAACTGGTCGCGACGATACGCGTGAAAACGGGGGAGGTGTGGTGCAAACAGGTACCGATATGAGTGGTGCCAACGCATTGCTGCGCAGAATGGGAATTGATACCGTTCAATACGGCCAATTTGAGAGTAATAGCCTGCCTTCTCAGGGCGATCCTGGCGATAACAGCGGAAAAACGGACACTGAAGCCGAATTAGTTACAAATACGCCCGAAAATTACACGAAATCTGGCCAATCTCCCACCAATGTGGAGGAATTGCCTACACCTGAGACCAATATCGTGAATAACGGGCTGCAATTGGGTAGCCGTGAGCGATATCGCAACGAATTCATGGCAGATCGGGGCGATAAGACGGGAGCCTACAGCGAATCCATGGTCGGACTGCGTGCTGCAGACGCATCTAAGGGACTGCTTTACGCATCAGGTAAGTATTGGCGTGAAGGTAGCGACGGTAAGTTCGAAGAAATCAGTAAGGCTGACTATAAGTCCATCAAACGTGGCGATCAGCATGCTCAACAGTTTGCTCGTGAGAAGATCGAGCTTGCTAAGGCGATTGATTCGCAACCAACGTACGAACAAGCTCAGAAGGATGCCCAAGAGTACGACTATGGCAGCGATGGCATGTATGGCGGCTACGACACTTACACAGCTAAGCCAAGTGAAGCTGATTATCCCGAACAGACTGCAGTAGCTCCTGCAGATACAGAAATAAGCGAGACGATGGAGCGTATCTCAAAACTCGACTTAAAGAAGGCGCAAGGTGACTTCGACAAGTTCATTAAAGACAATCCTGACTACACTATCAAGTAAAAAATAGGGGAAATAAACTATCTACAATAGTCATAGGATTTGATATGCAAAAGTAATGTCTTTAGAGGATACTCAGCAACTTATTGAAGGTGCTCATGTGCTTGCTGCTGGCAGAACTCTCGGATTAACCGATGATCAAGCCATCGCTACCAAACAGCAGACAATGCTGGCACAACAGCGTAAGGCACAGCGTGATCAGTACCGTCGAGGTGGCATTAACGAAGGCAATACTCTGTTTTTCGAAGATGATGTCATTAGAGAGCTAGACGCAAAGGAAAGAGAGTTCCAACGGGATAAACCACAGCGTGAAGCTGACCTTTTGGGCATGGCGGAATACGGATCCAACGAAGCTGACCTCCAACAGGTCTCAGCAGGTCGGGTCAGTGGTCTTAAGGCACAAGATGCCTCAGGTATTGGCTCAGATGACCGTGGAGCCAAGGTATTTAACCGGGCACGACGTGATTTGCTGCCTCAGAACATTAATGCATCCATTCAACTGCCTAGTGGCAAGCGAATCTTTGTAAGTGGGCAGAATGCTCCGGTCATTCCGGGTGAAAGGAGCCCACAGCGTGTTTCTGACGAACTCCGTGATGCCACGATGCTTCAGGAGATGGGTCTGGCGTTCCCAGAGCGTGAGCAAGTCCCATATCAGACAATGAAAGACGGCACGAGGCGTAGAAACTTCGGTCGTGTCCAAAAAGACGCAGATGGGAACATCATCAAAGAGAGAATGAGCCGCGTGAAGCGTGCTCGTGGTTCTGGTCAGCCTTTGGACCCAGCTGACGTCATCTCAGTCGATAAATACCCCACTGCTCGTCGCAGCACGGAGCGTGGTATCGGAAATGATGGTCCAACAGAAATTTCAAACCCTGTAGCCGCCACTAAGGCACCTTTGCGGGATGCTTATTTGAAATTGGCCACTGCAGTCGAGTCGGGTCAAGTTTCTTTGGACGATACGGTCGAATATGCAGGGGGAACTACTCGTACAGTCCGTGATGTGCTTATTCGGCTTGAAGGGGACATCGGTGAGGCTGGTGCAAGTGATTTGATCCGTGCAGAAGCAAGTAATACCGTCCTTGCTGATGAAAAGAGCAAGCGAGCCCGTGCTCGTCGTCAATTGCGTGAGTTTGCGATCCAAGCAAAGGCTGATGGCAACCCATTGAGTAAGAAAGAAGCTGAAGCACTGCTTACTCGCCTTCAGAACCCCAAAGAAGTCTCCGATCTCAAGGCAGAGCGTGACGCAATCAGTTTGATTGGTTCTCAAGGCTCTACACGCGAAGTATTGGGCGAAACCCACATGAGTGATGAGGCTTGGAAGTCTAAGTCGAGCAAACAGATCTCTGAAGTGCCTATTCTGTCTCAGGCTGATCAAATGTCTGATTCACAGGTGATTCAGAAGCAACTTGGTGGTGGTGGATGGATCAACGTCGCTGTTGGTAACGAAACCATGGAGCGACTGGGTCTTGAGGACCCCAACGCACCAACCACACTCCAAAACGTTAATGTTCCGGAGAATCAGCGCTCTCTGATCAACTTCATCTCCGAGAACCTGCAATATGACAGCGGTGGCGGCCTTAAGCCTTCCATCATCACCACGGCAACGCAAGACTTCACTGATGCTGCTGCTTCTTTGAGTGAGAAGGCATTTGGTGAAGGTGTCAGTAATATTCCAACCGGAATCCACAACCTTGCAGAAGCACAAGGCTTTATGGACCGTTTGATCGAACGTCGTCAAGAAGCTGGTGGTGGATTCAGCCGTTACAACGAAGAGGACCCAACTAATCCTCTGAGGGTGCCTGATAACGAGCGTCCAACTGTATCGGACCTCATGAGCACCATGAACGTCGATAAATCCACTCAAGGACGTCTTGCTAACGCTCTGTACCAAATGGCACTGGCAGAAGGTTCTCTTGTCAATGCTGAAGGGAAAGAACGCTACGGAGCACGTCAAGGTTCCTATCAAACGGTCTATCGCCCCCAAGGTCAGAGCGCATCGGTCAATTTGGACCTGCAAGCTGCTGGTACTCCTGCAGTCGATCTGCCACGTCAGAACATCACCTTCGATAGCCCTGCTGGCTTCTTCTACGACGGTGTTGATGCTCAATACATCCCGAACAGCAAGCGTCAGCGCATGGACGGTCAAAACGTCAATATTCAAGCTGCTCTGCGCAATATCACCAACCCTGACGGCTCTCGTCCCGATCCTGCATCAACTGAGCCGTTTATCGGCGCTGTTGCTCGTGAGCCTCAAGGAAAACTGCGTTATCGCAAAGGATTCGGTGCAGACGTCTCTATTGAAGACGGATACGAAGGTTTGGAGCGCTCCATGGTCAAAGGCAAGCGTAAGTACAGCCAAAAGCGTGTTGATGCCAATGTTGCCCTTGCAAAAGAGCTTGAGAATCGTCATAACCGCTCGATGGGCGATAAGCGTGCTGTTGAGCTCGGTGAGCTTGCCAAGTCGGCAGCTGCAGACGATGCACTGATTGCAGAGCGTCAAGCAGACAACGACATGTATGACCGCCGTCGTTCAGAGCTTCTGGACTCCATCGCGTCCGGTCGCCCCCTGCCTGGTCATGCAACTGAGCTAACAGTCGGCAGGATCCGCAATACCGCTCAACCGATCCGTAATTCTTCCATGCCTATGTCGATTGCCCCAGAACCGGGTGCTGGGACAGGTGGCCAGGTAGAGCCGATGATTGATGCCGGTGGTGCTGGTCAGCAGCCTCCGACACGCACTGCAACGGCAGCAGGTAACCCAATGCCAGACGATCTGCGTAAAGAGCTCTTCGCACTGCCACGTACAAAGATGAGCCCGTTTGAAGCACAACTTGCCAAGCGTAAGATTGAAAAACGTGCAGGTCGAGAGAAGTTGCGTAATCGCGCTGCTATCGGTGGAGCAAGCCTTGCTGGATTAGCCGGAGTGGTCGGACTCGCTAACATTGGTAGAGGTGAAGAGGAGCAGCAGTACTGATGGATTTCTCTAGAGAATCAATCGTCCAAGGAAGGAAAAATCAGGATGCTTCTGCGGAAACTCCTGATAGTTTCGGAACGGTTGATGGTGCCGCTTTCGATCGACCCGGTCCTGCACTAGATAAGAAACACACCCGCATGGCAGGACAAGTCGGTGCATTTGCACTGCAGTTAATGAATGATCCAGCAGCTCAAGCAGTTAATCAAGGCTGGATGCAGAAGTTTGGAATGAGCAATCAAGGTATGCAATTTAATCAAGCTAAAATGATGGGAGGACAACCACCAATGCAATAAGATGGCGTTTCCATTAGCAGCAGCTGTTCCAGCTGGATTAGCAAAACTCAAGGGTGCTCTGGCTGCTCTTAAACTAGGTAAAACAGCTGTAGCTGCAACGAACGCTGCAAAGTTCAAAGCAGGTGTGGCAGGCGCTACAAGACAGTTGTCGCTTGATCTCGCTGAAGGTGGCGCAAAGCGTATGGCAGGTGAAGCACTTAAGAGCGGTGTTCAAGAAAACATCAAACGTGCAGGCATCAAGGAGATGCGAGACAAGGTCAAAAATGCAGGTCTGAACATGGCAGACGATGCAGGTCTGCTTGACAAGATCAAACGTGGCGTAATGTCACCCGAAGGCTTCATGAAAAACATGGGTGCGCCCATGACAAGAGACGATATGTTGATGACGGTTGCTCCTGACCTCCTCTTCGGTGGCATGGCAGCAATTCAGACAGAAGGCGATCTAGTCGATAAAGCACTAGCAGGTGCAGGCTCCGCAGTCGGTGGTATCGGAGGTGGTCTTACTGCTCGTGGTCTGCTTGGACCTAAGTCAGGTCTAGGCATCCTCGGTACTGAAATGGTCGGCGGTATTATTGGCGATCAGGTTGGTTACAACACAGCTAATGCTCTCATCCGAGCTAAGCATGGCGGAATGACACCACAAGAGCAGGCATATGCACAGCAGGACGAAGCATATCAACAAGCAATTATCGATAACTTCCTCGCACAGAATGGTCTTGGCTAATGGCAACTAAGCAGAACCGAATTCAAAACGTACTGGATACGCTGAGGCGTACAGGCGATGGTTTTAGCACAGCCTTTGGCGAAGGGCGAGAAGATCATCGTCAAGCTGCACGTCGTGCTAGGGCTGATAGAGGCGAAGAGATTGAGGGCACAAAGATCGGTCAGATGATGTCATCAAACCGTACTGCTACTCTTCTCAGGGAACTCGTTGGGTTAGCAAAAGCAGAGGACATTGCTGCTCGTGAAGCAATGGGCTTGGGCTTGTCAAAAGACCGTGCCACTAGGACAGGTCAAATTCTGGGGACACTTGCTGGTGACGTTGTCCAAGACAGAGGACGTGAGCTGTGGTGGCTACTGAATGCACCACAAGCATCTGCAAATGTTGTGCAGGAGATGGCGCTCAAGAAACAAGCGCCTGAATTGTATAGAGCATCACCAGTATTACTGGACGGACGTGAGGTCCGATCAAAGCGTAATGCTCGTGTAGCAGGTGTCATCGACAAAGAAGGGAGACCAAAGAAAGGAATCACCATTACAGACGGTGTTTATCAACAACGCAACTATGAACCTGGAATGGTTGAGATGCTCTCAATTCCTGCAGGCATCGCAATCAACTCAGGCATTGGATTGCTTAATCCGTTTGGAGGACAAGAGGGCTATAAAGCAGTTATTGAAAGCGAAGAAGATCCAAGTAAAACAGCTAACGTCCTTGGTGAGGTAGCAGCTAAGTACGTCCTCGGTAAGACAGGTGGATTGCTGCCTTGGGATGAGTTCAAGCAAGTGCGTCCCGATGTCTCGAAAGATGAGTACATGAGGTACAAGGCATTTAAGTTTGACAACGATGGAGACCTCAACCCATTTGACGACGGTCAAGCAGTTCTACCAACAGGTGTCTTGAAATACACCAACGAAGGTATCCACGGACCAGAGGTTCAGTTCCTCGGTCGTAGCCTCCCATTAGCTACAGCAATTCTGCCTACAGCAACAGCAATCGCAGGTACTGCATTAGGTGCTCGTGCTGGTGCTAAGTCAGGACGTGCAGTACGTGGTGGAATGATTGGTGGCATGAGCTCTCTCGCCGCTGGCTCAGTCCTAGGAAATGTAATTGAAGGTGAGCGTCGTCGTCGCAATCAAGAAGAGAACTTACAGGACTATTGATAAAATAAAAAGGTTAGAGGAATAGCCATGCGATTTGCCGGTAGTGCCCCAATTACAGACTTCCTAGATAAGTCAATCAATATGGGAGCAGTAGCTCAGAAAGCTGCTGAGCAAAGAAGTGCATTAAAGAATGCTGGTACTGAGTTAGCAGGTGAAGTAGGTGCTGCAGGCATTGAAGGTGCAGGCAGAGTTGAAGCTGCAGGAATTCTGGGAGCTGCTCAAGCAAGTGCTGCTCAAGGACAAATGATGGGCAGCCTTGGAAGCCTAGTGGGTAAAGTCGGCGGTCAAGCAATTACTACGTTTGGCTCTAACCGGTTTAGCTCACCAACATGGACGCAAGCAAAGTCAGAAGCTGATAGTTTCTTTGGAGCTAACCTGTAGTTAAAATATTAAGAGGTAAGCATACAAAGTAATGGCAAGATTTGCATTGAGTACGCCACAAATTGATGGCTTTAACCTTCAAGGTAGAAGTGGTCGAGTTGGCAGCTTTGAAGGTATTTCATTAGATCCCGGCACGAGTGCAGCAGGTGGAGCTGCAGATGCTGTTAGTGTCGGTGGCATCTTTGGAGAACTACGTGCTAAATCTCCTAAGTACGATGAAATTGCAAATACAGCTGCCACAATTAGAACGAACGAAGAGATTGCGGGCATGAAAGCAGAAGCCACAATGGCTAAAGCTGGTATCGGAGCTGCTGCAACCGTAGCTGCTGCTGAAGAACAAGCCAAAGGAATTAAAGCTCAAGGAAACGCCGCAGGTATGGGTGGCATGTTTAGTGCTATCGGTGGTATTGCATCTGCAGCAATTGGACTGAGCGACGAAACTACTAAGCACACTATAGATCGCATTGAAGATGCACTTGAAACTCTGCGTGGTTTGAAGCCAGTTACGTTCTTTTATAAGGAAGAGTACAGCGCATCACCAGAGCGTATGCACTACGGCTTCATCGCTCAGGAATACAAAGATCATATGCCTGACGCTACTTACTTTGATGAGAGCATCGGTAAGATGTGTATCGACACAGGTGAGCTGATTGCTCTGCTTGTGCGTGCCAACCAACAGTTGGAAACTCGTATTGCACGACTGGAAGCAAAACAAGCTTTAGCAGCTGTGTAAAATAGAAAAAGATTAAAGCTGGTTTGAAGATGGGATTCGATCTACTAAACGAACTACAGTATCAGTTTGGTACTAAAGGTGCGCTTGCTGGTGAAACCCAGAAAGATGCTTCTACAGGCAAGTATGAGCCCACGCTTCTGCAACGTACATTAGGAATTACTAGTGGGCAGCTAGAGAGCGCTGCAGAGACAGGTGAGTTCAGACGGTTTGAAGACGACTCGCCGGTAGCTCAGGACGCAAAACGCTACGGAGTTACATATACCAAAGCTGATATGGATAACCTGGGGGGACTCCAGGATCGTATCGATAAAGAAAAATTTATGCGTGAGAATAGAGATATTCTTACAAGCCTGGGATATACGGGTGACGTCAGTAAATACACAAGCAAGGGAGGACTTGCTGGTGCCATTCGAACACAAAGAGAGGCAAACGAAAGACAGACTTCGCAGCGACAAGCTATCGATGCTCACTACACCCCTACGGCTATCGACGAGCGAATGACGCGTGACCGTCGCTACTACGACCAACAGAAAGCTAATGCACAACTGCGTCTTGACACCCTTGAGGCAACTGCTCGCGGCGAGCGTCGTGAAGACATGCGTTATAACGAACGGCTAGAACGTGAAGCAAAGAAAGACCGTCGTGCAGCAATGCAGAACTTGGTTGCCGGTCTTGCCTCACTTGGTGCTGCCTTCGCTGTCTGATCAGAGATAATCCTGATAAATACCTTTCTCATAAACAGTCCAGTCACCGAAGCCGCCTCGACCGTCATGTAGGTACTTAGCGGCCTTCAAGTTAGTGGCAGGGTCAAACAATTGGTCCCTGCTGGTGATACCAAGGTCTTGTAGCCAACCACTATCTTTGTGATAGCCCCAGTTGATCTGCATAAGTCCCACGCTGTCCTCACCAGTCTTGGCATGAAGACCTGAACGCACCGTACTGTTACTAGGATCAAACCCACTTTCACCACCTGCAATACCTACAACAATTGAAGCCTGCTCTGGTGTGAAGCCTTGTGCTAACGCCAGATCTTTAATTTGAGCCTTTGAAAGCTTGCCAGGACCAGCCGTATGTTGTGCAGAGGTATCCGCAGAAACAGTGCCACCAGATCCACCACCACCAGAATTTTCAGAGCTACTTTCACCACCAGTTTGAGTTGGGGTACTACCGCCAGAAGGCGACCCACTAGAAGGCCGCTCACTGTACGGCTTACCTGTTTCAGGATTGACGCCTGAATTAAATGTCTCAAGAGCTTTTGTAGCTTTCTCAAGTTCTTCTTGAGCACTTGTCATACGACCGGTCTGATACTGCGAATCGCTGGTATCACGCAACTTAATATCCTTAGAATCCCCGTACAGAGTGCCAGCTGAAGAAACAAGCTTACCTGCAGTTGCAAGAGCACCTGCCTTACGTTTAGCACTATCACGGGAACGTTTAGCACTCTCTTTGATTTTGGTAGATGCAACCTCACCTGCTGCTCGGATTCCGTACTGAGTTACATCCGCAGCTGCATTAATACCTTCTATCTTTTTCTTAGATCGGAGAGACGCTGCATTTTGAGCCATCTTTCCAAAGTCAGGAGAGTTACGCCTAGCAGCAGCAAAAGATCTAACGAGATCATCAGCAGCAGCTTTCCCTGCCTGTGAATAGTCACTAGTACGAAGGTTAAACTTCATTGCGCCGCATGTCCTTTATATAGCACCATTCTAACTTTGTAGAATAAAGACAATAGACAGACAGTGCGTAAAGTATTATGGCATCGCCACCAGTGACTACTTACGATATCAAGACTACAAGTAGAGAAGCTCCTAAAATTTCTAAACCAAAAACAACTACCGGTACCAGTACCAGTACCAGTACCAGTACCGGTACAACACAGCCGAATGCAACCGGAGCTACTAGCACTACTAGTACAACACCGCAAACTGCAACCGGAACTCAAACAGGAATGTTTAATTTCCAGCAGTTGATGAAGGACTTCTACAACTACAAGCCTAAAGCTGATGATGTAGCAGGTCAGATGCAGAAGCAAGCCTTCCAAGGTAACTTCCTGCAGAGCATGATTGATAGCCAACTGGCTATGCAGCTTGGTCAGTTCAACTCAGGTCTGTCTCAGCAGAACATGACCCACCAGGCTGATCTAGAGCAGCGGAACCAATCTGCTTTGATGGCAGATCAGTTCAAGTACGCCATGCAGAGTATGGGCAGTCAGTTTGAGCTGCAGAACACAGCTGCTGATTCACAGCATGAGCGTGATCTAGGAATGCTTGCTGCAACAGGTCAGCAGCAGCGTGACAATATTCGTGAAACTGGTAACCAGGATAGGATCTCGGCAGTCGTTAAAGGTGAGCAGGATCGAGAGACTGCACATCTTAATAACCAGTCTGCTGAGCGGATGCAACAAGGTAAGAATGAAACAAATATCTCATTGGGTGAGCTGGATTACAAAGGCAAGACCGATGTTGCCAAGACTCAAGCAGATGCTAGTAAGTACGATTCAGATGCTCGAACAAACCAGGCACAGATTGGAGCTGATGCCAGCCGTGATGTTGCCAGCACAGAAGCAGATGCTAAGAAGTTCAGTGCAACTGCTGCAGCTGATGCATCGATGTACGGTGCAGACCGTACGGTCGATGTTGCCAAGGTCAATGCACAGGGCACCATCGATAACACCAAAGAGACTGGTAATCAGACTCGCCTAACTATGGGTGAGGAGACCCGTCAAAAGGCTAAGGATCGTGCAAACATGCACTCCTATGCACGTAGTACTGCGAGGGCAATGTGATGACTAAGACTGAGACTAAAACCGGTAAGGTATATCTCAACTATGTTGATCAGTGGCTGGATACGCTCCCAGCTTCTGAGTCAGAAGACTTCAGAGAATTTGCTGAGGTAACTCCAAGCATCATTGAGATTTGGGTATATGCAGGTATAGTCGGATATCCAGGAACCTTCAATGACCTAAGCCGTTGGGTCAAAATGAAGTTCAAGAAACTGAACCGACGTGAGATCCTAAACAGTGAGATTGCTGCACTGCATGCTGACATTCAAGAACTACGCATGGCTATTACAGCTGGCGAGATCAAAGGCGATAACGGTGCTCAACGTCTTGCAGCACTAGAGAAAGAACTGCGCTCTCACATTGAGACATCGGATCGCATGAACCGTATGACAGACAAGCGTGGTTTGGTACTTGCAGGTGCTGACCGTGTGATGCGTGAAATCACAGGCATTTTCAAAGATGACCCTCAGTTTGCTGAGCCTGTGGAAAACGCAATCAATGCGGTGTGGGCGAAGATCTATTCGGAGCTGAGTAATGGTTGATATCGAGAAGCTACTAGAACTGCCTGATATTGGCTATAAGAATCACAACCTTGGGTCAGCTAAACAGCAGACTGCAGTGATGATTCGACTGCCATCTATCCCTGGCAGATCTGTTGAAAAGTTCTTCTCACATTGGCGTCAGCTAGACGCAGCAGAAAAAGCGTATGCGATGGGATTAGCGTATGCCGAAGATAGACGTAGGGCAATTGTCATGCGTGCTAAAGCAAGATCTGCTGCACGTATCGCACAAGCAATCGCAGAAGGGAGAATCTAATAGTTAGACTGATACTAAAAGTAGAAGTATGGCTATTGCAAGTTCGTCGTTAGCGTTTAAACGTGCCGCTTTGATGTCGGCTACTAAGGTTACAACAAAACCGCCGTCAGAAGAAGTACTAAAAGCAAGGGACGACTTCAAAGACTTCTGCGTTTATATGGGAAAATCTCCAGCAAAGCATATGTTGGAGTGGCACAACGAACTATGTACAGGAGAAGATAGCGAATGTCTGATGGGGATTGGAGGACCAAACACATCGATCCTCGCACCACGCGGATCTGCGAAATCCACTGTCCTTGGTTTGTTCGCTGCTTGGATGATCGGGCGGCATACTGCTGCCAAGAAAATGCTGCGTATTCTCTACATCGCCTACATGGTCGATATCAGTAGAGCAAAGTCAGCAACTATCAAAGGCATTCTGACTAGTAATAAATACAGAGAGATCTTCCCAATGGTGAGGCTCTCAAAAATTAAACGATCAGATGAATACTGGAGCATTGACTATGACTTTGCCGGGATTGATACAGCAGGTGAAGAAGCATTTACCATTGCGTGTGGAGGCCTCAAGGGAGCAATTACTTCCAAACGTTCCCAATTGGTGCTTATCGATGACCCTATCAAATCCGCTGCATCCATCAATAACCCGGACATTAGAAGGGAGATGGAACAAACGTGGTCTAATGTCATTGCACCTACTATGTTCCAAGGGGCAAGGGCCATTTGCCTTGGGACCCGATTTCACTTTGACGACATACACGCCACTCTATTTGTCCCCAAGAATAACTGGAAACAAATCATCCAAAAAGCAGTTATAACCGATAAGGACGGAAGACAACGTTCGTACTGGCCAGAGTTCTGGTCAATGAAGTACCTAAACGAACGTAAGACAGAAGACCGTGTTGCATTTGCTTATCAGTACCTAAACACTGCAGTCAAATCAACAGAGGTTGGCATCTCACCTGAGCTGATTGTGCATGGTGAAGTACCAGAAGAATACGACTGCATTGGCGTAGGTATCGACCTCAGTGCTGGTCTATCCGAAAAGAATGACTGGACAGTCTTTACCTTAGGAGGCATCAAAGATAACAAGATATATCTAATCGATCAAAGACGAGAACGCACAATGGGCAATATCCAGAAGATGGATACGTTGTGCGAAATGCTTAGCGACTGGAACATCCTTATCGAAAACGATGAAGGTCAGTTCTTCCCAACCATGTCACCATGCGTTATCTGGCCTGAAGCAGTGGCATATCAAACATCCTTTGAAGGTGACTTCAAACGGATCATGCACGAAGACCGCTCTCTGTACAACCTAAGTGTCAGTCCTGTCAAGGGATTCAAGGGAGACAAACTTGCACGACTACGTGGTGTGCTTGGTTTATATGAGAACCGTAGAGTTGTTTGGAATAAGTGGCGTAAATGGACAGTACTAGAAGAAGAGCTGCTTAACTTCGGTCATTCAGCACATGATGATGCTGTTGATTCCATGGTGCTTACTATGGGAGGTCTTTTAAGAAGAGGTAATTTACAAATTGAGTACAATAGGGACAGCTTTGATTTATAAATAACAATGGCTCGCAATAAAAACCGCATGGCGGGAGATGCGCTGGAAGAATCTGATGCTGGTCAAGTAGTAGCAGAAGATCTAAGTGCAAAAGAAGAAGGCTTCCGTAATGCACTAGAGCGAAACATTGGTACTGAAGAGTACGACCGCATTGGTGCTAAAGGTCACGATGACCCGACTGACAGGGGTGAGTACTCAGCACGAGAAGTCATCTCTGAATTCCGTAACGCTAAGAAGGGTGGATTCAGCGGAGTAGATGACGGGGACAACTCAGTTGTTGATTACTTCAAAGGTCTGCAAGCCGATGGCGCAACCTTTAACAATAGGGCAAAGGATTATCTGTCTAAGTACGGATTTGAGTTTGATGGCAATAAGCCTGATCCAGTGACAGAGCCAGATCCGACTGAGGACGTTGATACACCTACAATCCCCGCCCCGACACCTCCTGATGATGAGAACGATCCTTGGCCGTTCCCCCCTGCTACAGGTCCAGGCATGCCGAGCCCCTTCGGTAGTCAGATTCAACAAGTTTCTCAGGACAACGATGTAAATACCACCATTACTGGTGACGGCAATATTGTTACTACTAACCAAGACAATTCAGTTAGTCAGTCTTCTGGTGGTCAGCGTTATCTAGCTGATTGGCTGAGTAAGCATGACTTCTTTAATTGATAAAATCAATAAATAATAGGTATTAACTAATGGCACGTTCTAAACAGGAAAGAAAAGCAGCAAGGGCACAACGTGTGTCTGATCGCCGTGCTGCAAGAGCAGAAAGTCGGGCAACTAGACAAGCTGCTCGTCCTTCTGGTGGCTCGTCTGCTCCGCCTCGACGTAGTTCAGGTCCTGCCCCTCGACGTAGTTCAGCCCCTGCTAGACGTACTAATACTCCAGTCAGGAGGGAAGCTCAACCTTACATGGGAGCTCGCCCTGCTGGTGGCGGAAGAATGAAGTCTATTGATCGTAAAGCGGATCGGAGAGCACGTCGCGAGGAAACTAGGCCCCTTGCTAATCAGCAGGTAGATAACGCTTCTGATTATAAGTTTGACGCCTTTAGGGCAAACACAGTTAATACCACTGAACTGCGTAACCTCCGATCTCAAGGACACTCTCGTGAGGACATTCGTGCAGCAGCAGAAGGGAGCGGTCTGCGTTTCGGTAAAGCTGCTGAGCGTCGTCTAGATCGTTGGGATGCTAAGGCTAAAGCTCGTGCCGACGCTAGAGAGCGTGCTCAAGATCAGATTGCAGATCCGCTGCCAGCGATTGAGACACAGCAACCTGCTCCTTCTGAGCCACCTCCACGTCCAGTTGTTGAACCACCTGAAACCGTTACGACGCCTTCGGTGCCTACTCCGGTCTATGAGCCACCCGGTGGTGGCGGTGGTGGCGGTGGTCCAAGTATTCCTGAACCTGATATCCAAATCACTACTCCAAAGCCTGTACCAACTTATCCTGGAGATAACACCAACGTAAATCCTGTGCAGGATAACGATCAAATCCAACAAATTGATCAGGACAATGACGTCAATACAGACATTGATGGCGACAACAACTACGTTGATATCGATCAAGACAACTCCATCCGTCAGTACGGTGGAGACAATCGTCAATTCACTTATGTCGGCGGTAACGGCGGTAATGGTGGTCCTGAAAGCCCTGCCTCAATGGCAACCCTTGGTGGCTACTGGGATGTAAGCGACAGTCCTGCTAAGCAAGCTGCGTTCGTTGATCTGCACACCACCTTGAACCGTGATAACCAGAAGCGTTATGCCGGTGAAGGAATCTCCATTGCTCAAGGTGCAATCCACCGTGCAATGAATGATCAAACGATCAACACCAACGCACTGGACAAGCGCATCTACGAACGTGAGATGTATAGCCGTGCTAAGTCAGACATGATGGGCATGAATCTGTTCGGTGATATGTACAAAGGTACTGCACCTAATTGGACTTCACCTGAGCGTCAAGAAGGAGTTGAAACTCCTGACTTCGAGAAGATGTATGACACTTACACTGACTTCTAAAGTCGATAGACTAGAACCAAAGTGGTAATACGTAATGAAGACACAGCAAGACAGTCAGTTTAATCAGATCCTTACGGCAGCAAAAGAACGACGTGGGGATCTTGCTGTAGATACCATGATTGTCTCATCCCATCTGTCACAGATGCGGATGTTCATGCTGCGTCGTGGCATTGAGTTCTATGCAGAGCAAGATAGTTACGGCTACCGCAAAGATTTCATAGCAAAGGTATGCGAGCAGAACATGCTCGACATGAAGCTGGATAGTATTGTCGATTACTTCCTATGTGACGGACAAGGTCTGTTCTACTTCCGTCCTAGTGGCGACGATTACCAGCTGCTTTATTTCCCGAAGGATAGCTACCGTGCGTACCGTGATCAAAACGGTCAGCTCTCTAGCGTTATCCTGACGTACAGCTTTAACGTACAGAAGAGTAATAAAACCCTAGACTTCTACGCAACGCCTGATGAAAATGGTGGTCGCAAGAAATACATTCGTCTTGAAGTCTTCAAAGATCGTATTGAGCAAACAATTTCGGATGAAAAGATTCCGTTTGAAAGCGCTTCCGGTCTGACCAACACTGGCACAGGTAAAAAAGAAACCTTGGCTAATAGCCTCGGCTTTATTCCAGCAGTTGAAGTATTCAACTACATGGACTGCACTGGTGAAGCCAACGGTAACGGTGAGTTCGAGTGGCTTGCTAACCAGATCATGTATCACGATGAGCTGGTCAAAAACGTTCGTAAGAACCTGAAGTTCTTTGGTAATCCTACGCTGATCTCCAGTCGTCCTAAGCACGACATTATTGAAAGCGGTAATGAAAACTCCTTCCGTCCAACCATCAGCTCTCAGGCAGGGTTCAGCGCTCTTGGACGGAGCAGTACGAGAGTTAGTGAGCCATTCGGTGGTGCGTCTGCTCTAGACGGTCAGATCAAGGTTCCACGGGTCATCGCCAACATTGAGCCTACAGACCGTATTAGTTACCTAACACCTGACAGCGTCAGTGGTGACCAGAACATGTACATCAAACAGTACCGTTCTGAAATCCGACTAGCACTCGGCGGTGTAGATGACATCGACTTTGGTATGGCATCAACAGCGTATGAAATTAAAACGCTGTACGGTCGTGTTGCATCTACAGCAGAGAAGAAAGCCCGTGCTCTATTCACGTATGGGTTGTGTCGCTTGTTCGCAATGATGATCAAGCATGAAGAAAAGATGTTTGAAGAAAGCTTTGCAGTTGCTATTGGTCTGGAAAAGCCTGTCGTCCCACTTCAGGAAGACTTCCAAGACCCACAAGAGTACGAAAAAGCTAATGAGAAATACTTGAAAGAACGTCAAAAGTTCGAGCGGAAACGTAATGAAGCGTTATCCGCTACACTTGAGTCAGGCGATATGCCTCCCGGTGTTACCGGACTAATCCCAGACGGCAGTACCAAAGTTGATTGGCGTTGGATGGGCGAAGTCTTCGAAGATAGTTCCGACGAGATTCTACAAAACAGTATCGTTGTTCGTAACCTTCAAGAAGCAGGCGTCGGTTCTATTGAAGCTCTCAAATATCTCTTCCCGAATAAGACCGAAGAAGAGCGAGCAGCAATGATGTCCGGCTTCCCGTTCAGGATTGTCCAACAGACACAACAAAGCATTAACCAGTTTATTGGGATGCTCGGCAACCTCTATCAGTTGCCACATCCACAGCAGCCTGATCAACCCTTGGCTGCAGACCCCAATCTTGATATCACCGGGTTCCTATATAGATCACTTGATTATTTACGTAAGGAGTTAAGTTACAGTGGAAAGTACAAGCCAAGCAGTAGCGACCCAGCCGTCAGCACCCTCAGCGATGCCGACCTACGCCGAGCCGCAATCGGCAGCCCCGTACGCGACGAGCCAGCCGTCAGTATCCCAGGGGTCACCGATGCCTCAACTGGATCTGGGCCAACATCCGGCTTACCAGGCGCAGGCCCCGGCCCCGCAGGCTTCGGCGGGGAATCCATGGCAGGAGGCGTTCCAGGCGCTGAGCGCAAGTTTGAATACAAGCAGCCCCTCCCAGGCCCCGGCACAATACTCGGCGTACCAGACTCCGACACCACAAGCCAGTACCCAGGCGCAGTGGGGTTCGGCGGCGCAAACCCAGCAGCAAACCCAGTATTCGCAAGCCCCGACCTACAGTCCCCAAGCTTCAACCCAGGGCTACTCGGAGGGGCAGGTCAGGCAGCTCCTAGCGCAGCAGGCGCAAAACCTAAGCGCAAGCGCAAGTGACGGCTACCTCGGCCAGATCTCTGACGATTCGCTCGAAGTTCTTGAGCACTTTGGTGCAGAAGCTCCTCAGCTCCTGAATACCTACGCATGTGCTGTTGAGGATGCTCTCATCGAGCAGGTCCAACGTGGTCAGTCCCAAGCACTGATGCTTGAAGCTGCTGGTGAAGAGCGTGCAGCAATGAACCTCATGCTCACCGATCCCGACGTACTCGCTGATTACGTCAATGACTTCTTTGGTCCTAACGGTCCTTACCCGACTCCGACTGAAGCAGAAGCTCGTGAGATCGCTGAGTACGAAGCTCGTGCCCAGTTCGAGGCAGAGATCGAAGCACAGGAACGCAATGTTGTTCCCCCGTCCTTCAGCCGTCCTGAAATGGACATGCCCACACCGGGTCGTCAAGTCAATGCCGCTAATGATTTCTGGGGCAACTTTGGCGAAATGATGGATAACAGTCCTGAGGATGCATGGAAGTTCCTCTCCCAAGCTCCGGGTGCTGCATTCCAGTCCAAGATGCTTGTCCAAGAGACTTGATCTAAGTAACACAAAGGGTCCTTTATTGGACCCTTTACAATATAAGTAATGATTTGTTTGTAAAAATGTTAGGCACTCCTTTTACAGTTGCAGAAGAAACGCTGGGCGAATCTTCTTTGGCCCGTGGTTTGGGTCAGATGGAGCGTACTTCAGCTCCCAAAGGTCCCAACATGTTTGACAGTGGTGCCTCTTCTAAAGTTCAAGTTAATAGCCAGCCGTACAACAACCAACGTCTGCGCGAACAGAACATCCTCCAGAACACTGGATCTGCCGCTCCTCAGGCAAATGTGAATGCCGTGCAGCAGGTGCGTAAAGAGCAACTGGTGATGGATAACGAAGAGTACAAAGCTAATGCCTTTGCAGATCAACGTAAGAGTGAAGTGATGAGCGTGCTTGGCTCCCCTGCCACTCTGGCAATGGGCAACATGTCAGGTCCCGATCAAGCTGCTTTCCGTCAGGACATCGCTACCGGTAAAGCTATGTCTATGGGCGTTAATCCTGATCTCGTGCAAAACGCAGTATCTGCTCGTAGGTACGCCTGATGGAAGAAGCACAGAAGTTTCTAGCTGACCGAATTAAGAGTATCGCCACGATGGCTGCACCAATCAACCCTGCTGCAAAGATGGTGCTGAACCTGGAAGGTAGTACTCCTACACGTGAGGATGAATACAACCCAGGGCCTTTGATCAAGATTGATCAAAATGGCATAGGAATTAGGCAAGACGATGGAGGATATAGCTCCGTTCAATTACCTGCAACTGGCGGTTTCGGGATTGCTGAAAAACTTTTGGGGAGACGCGATAAAACAAATTACGACCCAGAGTTAGGCGCTTACGGTCCAGGAAGATTGTAGAATAAAGACAGTCGTAGTTATCAATTAGGATGCGTTTAGCTGGTGAATCACCGAAAGGAGATCCAGAAGTTTTCCAAACTATTTGGAAGCATCTGAAATCCGATGGCATGCCTGACCAGGCAGCAAATCAGCTAACAGCTGAGATGCTTACTCATGGTGAAGATGTTGATAGCTCTATTGAAAAGTATGAGCGCTACTACGACAATTTCAGAGAGCGTGGATATAACGAACATGCGGCACAAGCTATGGCTGTAGAATCGTTAGAAGGCGGAGAAGCTCCACGAGAAAGTACTAGATTTGCAGGAATATATGGCGGAAATGAGGAAGAAGTACCTAGTGTAATTAGCCGCATTTAGTGTTGCAAATTAGTAGAATGTAGGTTATATTTAATATATACCCAAAGAAGACTATATGAGTACAAAACTTTCAGGTGATTCCGTCCGAGCGTACCTTCGTGACATCGGGCGGATTCCTCTTTTGGAGCATGATGAAGAGATTCTGCTTGGCAGAAAAGTACAACGTTTGATGGAGATTAAAGCCTGTGAGGAACTGCTGGGTAACCCGAATCAAGATGCTCTGGCTGAGTCTCTTGATATCACTAGCAAGCAACTACGTCGCGAACTAAGAGATGGTGAAAAGGCAAAAGACAAGATGGTCACGGCGAACCTACGGCTCGTCGTTTCGGTTGCGAAGAAATATACCAAGCGTAATATGGAGCTTTTGGATATCATCCAGGAAGGCACCATCGGGCTCGTTCGGGGTGTGGAGAAGTTTGATCCTGGCCGTGGCTACAAGTTCTCTACTTACGCTTATTGGTGGATCCGCCAAGGGATCACACGAGCTATCGCAGAGAAGAGCCGAGCAATTCGACTACCGATCCACGTTACTGAGAACCTCAACAAACTTAAGAAAGCCCAACGTGAATTGAGCCAGTTGAATGGCGAGATGCCTAACGTCTTTCAGTTGTCCGATCACCTCGGACTGACGGTTGATGAGATCAAAGACCTGATGTGTAAGGCACGTCAGCCAACCTCTCTTGAAATCAAGATTGGTGAGAATCGCGACACTGCATTGATTGACCTGCTTGAGGATGAAACTCAGCTGCCTGACACACTGCTTGAGCGGCAGTTCATCAAAGAAGATATCCGTGAGCTTATTGATAACCTGCCTGAGATGCAAGCTGCTGTGATTAGCATGCGTTACGGCATTGGTGATGAGATGCTTGAACCAATGTCTATGACAGCTATCGGTCAGGTACTAAACATGAGCCGTGACCGTGTCCGCACACTAGAGCAAAAAGCTATACGTAATCTAAGAGAGCATAACAAAGAAATCATCAACTACCTCTAATTACAATAGGAGTAGGTATAGCATCGATACGATGAACGTTACAGCTGAAATACTCCGTAATCACGAACTATATGGAGGCAGCGATAGCACTAACCCTGCTTACAGCTCCTCCAATAAATCATTGAACTATGCTGTTCGTTCAAACAGTATGCTCAATGCTCAGGTAGAGCGGGTAACAGCAATTCCTAGTGTTTTTAATTACCAAGACAGTGTAGGACTATTCGGTGCTGAAAATATTTTTATTAAAGTACAGTTAGATATTGACAAACAGAAATTGTTTGGTCCGGAGATTGACCGTAGCCTTACGTACTTAGAAGCAACTAGCGAACCAGAAGATCCGACAGCGGACATCTACTATTTAGCTGCAGATATGAACTTTAACATTGATACAACTACAGTCAATGATTATGAGCCAGCACTAGTCTCTGCTGAGGTGAATGCGAGTGTCTTCAA